GCTTAAAAACCCAATCCGACTTACATCAAGTGCCAAACGCATTACTTCACCACCCAATGCCGAGATTATCAGAAAGAGTTGTTTACTCTGGTTACTGGCAGGACATCACAAGAATGATAGTGAGGCATAAAGATGCACAATGAATCACCTCGTGTCGTTAGATTGTATGGAAAACTTGGCGCTAAATTTGGCCGTGTCCATCATTTCGTCTGCAACACACCTGCAGAGGCTGTATTAGCATTAACAGCAATGGTGCCTGGGTTTAAAAAAGAGATGATGGAAAGCCGAGATAATGGTGTTGATTACGCTGTGTTTATCGGCAAAGAAAATATAAGTGAAGACTGCTTAGATGCTCCAGCTGGTCAGCATGAAATAAGAATTGCGCCTGTCGTTTCCGGATCCGGTAGAGGCTTTCAAGTCGTTGCTGGTGCCGTACTCATGATTGCTTCGATTTGGTATCCACCACTATTCGCGCCGGGCTTGGCTTTGGCCGTAGGCGGCGCAGTTCAATACATGGTTAAGATTCCAGACGGAAACACCGGCACTGAATCTGCTGAAAATGGTGCCTCGTATAACTTCAATGGCCCTGTCAATGTAACTGCTCAAGGAAACCCTATCCCAGTGCTGTACGGTGAATTAATTACTGGTTCAGTAACCGTGTCGGGAGATATGTATTCGGAGGCTCAGCAATGAGCAAGCATTCTTTAATTTATGGATTCGGTATTAGCGATAAACCTGGCGTTAGCTGCAAATCTAAATCAAAAGTAGATAGAGCGATTTATTCCATCTGGTTTAACATGATTCAGCGCTGTTATGCTGAAAAACTAAGAGAAAAATACCCAACATACAAAGCATGCACTGTTTGTGATGAGTGGGCTAGTCTTTCTAATTTTTACGAGTGGGCGCTACCAAGATATAAACATGGATTTGATTTAGACAAAGACATACTTTCAGATTTTGGAAACGTGTATTCACCTGAGTTTTGTGCATTTGTTCCTCAAGTAATTAATAAATTCCTACTTGGCTCAAGAAAGAGAAAAGACGGGATAATGAATGGAGTTTATTTGCACAAAAAAAATGGGAAGTTCATTTCTCAAGTTAGCAATCCTGTAACTGGTGAAAGAGAATACTTAGGATCATTTTCTCGTGAAATTGACGGTCATATAGCATGGGCTAAGCGAAAGCTTGAAATAGCCAATCAGCTTCATACTATTTGTGATAATTCTAAAATTGTTTGTTCGCTAATAAAGCGCCAGAAAAGAGTCCTTGATGAGGCAGTCTCATGCACATAAAAAAAGAGCCAAGAAAAGGCGGGTTCAAAGTCATTGGCTCAGGTGGTGGTGGAAAGTCAGGAGATAGCGCTCGTACACCTGTAGAATCGCCAGACAGCCTACATAATATTTCATATGCCGCTATCCTTGATGTGATCAGTAATGGTGAAGTGTATGGACCTGCTCATCCTGATGCGCCATTAAAGGACGTCTATCTTGATGGTACTCCAATTCAAAATGATGACGGCTCTTTAAACTTTCAGCGAGTAGAGTCTGATTATCGAGTAGGGACAATAAACCAAGATCATATCTCCGGCTTTCCTGCATCTGTGAGTGTTATTTCTGTTGGCACTGAAATAAAGACGTCAACACCATGGGTTCAACAGGTCAATGGCGCTGATCTTTCAGCGGTTCGCGTTAGCATTAACGTTCCTCAACTGCTGCAAACTTATGACACCGGAGCTAATGCCGGTGATAGAGTTGGTTACAAGGTCGATTATGCAATTGACCTATCAAGTGGTGGTGGTTCTTTTGAAAATGTAGTTCTGGCCAGCTTCGACGGTAAGACCGTTAATGGCTACACAAGAACGCATCGTATCAATTTACCAAGTGGTCATTCTTCTTGGACAGTCCGTGTTCGTCGCATTACTGTCGAATCGACTAGCACCACGATTCAGGATGCAATTTTCCTTTCTTCATACGCTGAAGTGATTGATGGCAAGTTCCGTCATCCAATGACTGCTCTTGTTGGATTGAAAATAGATGCTGAGCAATTCCAGAGCATTCCTACTCGTGCCTATCATTGGAAAGGTCGCATTATTCGTGTTCCTTCGAATTACGATCCTGAGACTCGTACATATTCTGGTGTATGGGATGGAACGCTAAAAAGCGCATACAGCAATAATCCGGCTTGGGTTTTTTACGACATGCTGACCAATAACCTCTATGGGCTTGGTGAGTATATTAATGTTAATTACGTCGATCGTTACTCTCTATACCAAATAGGCGCTTACTGTGATCAATTCGTAAGTAATGGACAAGGAGGCACAGAGCCAAGATTTGTATGTAACTGTTATATTCAGTCTGCTCAAGATGCACTACGTGTGCTAAATGACCTATCTAGCGTATTCAGAGGCATGGCTTATTGGTCGGATAGTCAGGTTATTCCTGTTTCTGACATGCCTAGCGACCCAGTTTATAACTACACCAATGCGAACGTTATTGATGGTAAATTTGAGTATTCTGGTACAGACATTAAGTCTCGTAAAACAGTTGCGCTTGTTTCATGGAATGACCCAGATAACTTCTACAAATCAAAAGTTGAAGTTGTCGAGGACGAAGACGGCATTGCTCGATACGGAATAAGAAAAACGGAAGTAATTGCCTTTGGCTGTACTTCTCGCGGTCAAGCGCAGCGCGTAGGTTTGTATCTACTCTATACATCGAGAATGGAGACCGGAACCGTCGCGTTTAGTGTTGGTTTAGACGGTGTAATTCCTCAACCCGGTTCACTTATCAAGATCGCCGATAGAAACCGCGCTGGCCGTCATATTGGTGGCAGAATTAGTCAAGCCGGTACTGATTACATCGTCACGGATAGAGACCATCCGGCTAAGATTGGTGACACGATCAACGTCAACCTTCCAAGCGGAAATAGTGAAACAGCGCTAGTTTCTGACGTAGAAGGAAGAAGAATAATTGTATCTGAAGACTTTAGCGAAGTGCCATCAACACAGCTAATTTGGTCAATAGATGCAGACGATTTAGTGACACAGCCTGCTCGCGTAATATCGATATCAGAAAGCGATGGAATTCAATACGATATTAATTGTGTTCTCCATCATCCGGGCAAGTTTGATGCTATTGATAATGGGGTAAGGCTTGATCCGCTACCAGTATCAGTCGTTCCTCCAAGAGCTCAAACAGCACCAACAAATATCCAGATAACGCAGTTTAACACTTACAAACAAGGCAGTACTCGACAAAATGCCGAGATAACTTGGGACGCGCCTGAATATGCGGTTCTTTATGATGTTCAATGGCGTAGAGATAATGGTGATTGGGTTTCTGTTACTCGTACAGGAACTAGAACGGTTCAGTTAAACGATATCTTCTCAGGGGAATATTTAGTAAGGATTAGGGCGATCAATGCTCTTGATGTCCCTTCTTTATGGGCCTATTCAGAAGCAACTCAACTCAATGGCATTGTCGGTGCACCACCAGTACTAGAAACTTTGTCTGCTACTGGTCAGGTGATGGCAATAAAGCTTGATTGGTCATTTCCAGATACTGCAAACATCATCAGTCAAATTGAAATCAGAGCTAACTTAACTAATAGCTTTGCTTCAAGCTATCCGCTAACTATCGCAGCTTATCCATCCACGTCATTTACCGTAAACGGACTTGGTTACGGCACTGAGATGTGGTTCTGGGCTCGGCTGATTGATAAAAATGGTCTAGCTGGAGAATGGAAGCCGCTATCAAATGGAGCTGGCGTTTATGGCAAGTCGTCAGAAAGTGCGAGTGAAATCCTCGACTATCTTCAAGGTCAGATAACTGAGAGCCAATTAGCACAGAGCTTAATTGATGAAATAACTTCTGGTGGTGATGCAGCTGTTGCGGTCGAAGAATTAACCACTGTAGTTAATGATCTAGAGAATGGATTATTGGCAAATTGGCAGGTTAAAACCGAAGTTAGACAGGACGGTAAAGTTGTCCAAGCTGGCATAGGTTTGGGCGCGTCAATTGGTGCTGATGGCACAACAAGATCTGAATTTCTTGTCTTGGCTGACACTGTAGGCTTCCTAAACAGTATTGATGGCGAAATTCATGCACCGTTTATTTTTGACACTGTTAACGACACCGCAATTCTAAACTCGGCAATTATTGGTGATGCAACGATTGATTTTGCGAAGATCAGCGACACTTTGCAGTCATCAAATTACCAAAGTGGCGTATCAGGGTGGAGGATCGGGAAAGACGGCATATTCGAAATAAACAGCTCAGACAGTACTGGGAAAATGGTGCAGAACGGAAGCTCTATAAGTATCTATGATGCTGGCGGAAATCTAAGAGTGAAGATGGGTAAATTATAATGGCATACGGGTTTCGTTTCACTACAGGTAACGGAAGGACTTACGATTTAACCGAGATAGGTGTTGGTGTTTATCTCGGTCAGATCGCCAAATCAGGGATTGGAAGTGTTTCACAGTCATTTCAATCTTTGGTCGGCAATGCGGTCACCATCGTTGCATGCAATAACGGTGGAAGCACCAGACCTGCCAATGGTTATAGTTCTTCTGTGACTGTTAATCCGTCAACAATGCAAGTGACATTGAATGTATTCGCGACTGGTGGGTATCAGGCAGGAACGCCTGTGTTTTATTACGACTTATATGCGAAATATGCCTAATGTACGGAATACAAACTCAAAACAATTTCAGTGGCTTCATTAATTCAGCACTGGCTATCCAAGTCGTTGTAGCAAGTGGTTATGTCAACTACTCAGGTTCAACGGTGGAATATGCTCCTCTGAACAATAAAGGTATTCGTCGATTACAAATCTCAAACGTAACACTGACGAAGCATGTCAATATGGACATGGCTGAAACTTATGACACCTCAAATAATTATGGGCGTTTAAAAGTCGGTGCGTTTATCCACAGTACAGGAGGCCATTCTTGTCACTACGGCGGAGCAATTAGCGAGAACTCAACTTCATTGACCTTTCAGCGCATTGATATTGATAGCGGAAACCAATCTAGTTTTTCCGCAACGTCGATCTCAGGGAGATTGTACATCGTTCTAGTTGCATCTCTTGGTTCTTTCGCTCAAACGCTACCTGCTAACGGTATTCTCTGTTATGCACCTAACGGTCAAGTAACTTTTAACAGCAACTACATGCCAGCAATACCACGTGTGTATTTAGGTATGCCGTCACCAGACCTCGGTAACATGACGAACTACAACGCTGGACGAGTGTATGCATCAGGCGTGAGTAATTCACAAAAACCAATGGTCCCATGGCAATACGTTGGTCGAGGAATGATGACGGGAGGTTACACGTTCTTAGGTGGTGTTTGTTTGGTGTATAACACCGACAATTACATATCTGCTAGGTCAACAGGTGCTGGTGGTGTAACAAGCATCCCAGCAATGCAGTACCCGATTTTATACGGAAACTCAAATCAAATCCCCATACTACTCGCTGAAGATTATTTCTAAGGTTTGGAAACAATGAAATCACCACAGCAAGAAATATCAGAGCTATTGCTAACTAATCATGGCAACCGGCTAACGAACGAGCTTATTGCTGGAATGCAAGCAAGGCTCTATAAAATTTTCGAGCAACACTCTACCAGCCAACAACAGAGCATCGAGGAGAAAGAGGAATGCCATCAATCCAAGTAACTGGAGTTCTTGAAGACCCTACCACTGGTGTTGAGTCTAATGGTGAACTTAGAATTATCTCTAAAATCAACTATGGAAAAACAACTAAGAACTCAGACAGTACTGTTGTTTTAACGTCAGCCGGTGCTTATAACTTTCAACTTGCTTACGGAAAGCACCTAATTGCTGTTAAAAGCAAAGATTCACAAGTGTTCACCAATATTGGTACCGTTGTTGTTGGTGACGGTTCGCCTAGCCCGATTGATATTATCACCTTGATTGCTACGTCGAATGAAGAGCCAGATCCGATACTCATCACCCAGCTTCAACTTATTGCAGATGAAGCTGTTTCAAGTGCTGCTGAGGCTGCTCAAAGCGAGTTAAATGCCGCTAATAGTGCAACAGCTGCTGCACAGAGTGAGGTTAATGCTGCTCAGAGTGAGTCGAATGCCAATGACAGCGCGTTATCTGCTTCAACAAGCGAAACAAATGCAGCAAATAGCGCGTCAGGCGCCCAAACTAGCGCAACGAATGCGGCCCAGAGTGAGACAAATGCTGCCAATAGCGCATCAAGCGCTAGCGATAGCGCACTAGCCGCATCAACAAGCGAAACTAATGCAGCAAATAGCGCTATCGCGGCTGCTCAGAGTGAAACTAATGCAGCATTAAGTGCTACTAATTCTGCCGATAGTGCCGCAAGCGCTGAATCAGATGCGGACAGAGCTGAGGCGGCAGCATTAGTTGCTAGTTCAGGTGTTTTTGATAGAGGTCCTTGGGATGCATCTGCAGGTAACTTTCCAGCGCCAACACTGACGCCTGAAGAAAGAACTGACTGGTATCGAATATCAGTTGCCGGCGTTATGTCAGATGGCGTTCAGCCTGACGTTGAAGTTAAAGTTAGCGATAATTTATATTGGGACAAGCAAAACAACGTTTGGTATAAAATTGATAATACCGATGCGGTTAATTCGGTTAATGGCAAGCAAGGTGATGTCATTATTATTGCTGATGACATTTCTGATGTCTA